CCGGAACGACGCTCGAAGCCGAGGTGTGCGAGGACGGCACCACCCGCATTGTCGCCCATGTCGTCGATCCGGTCGCGGTGGCCAAGGTAAGAAATCAGGTCTATCGGGGCTTCTCCATCGGTGGGCGCGTCACACAGCGCGAGGCCGGCAACCCGAACACTGTAACCGGTCTCGTCTTAAACGAGATTTCTTTGGTCGATCGACCTGCGAACCCAGAAGCCGTTTTTGACTGCTGGAAAGCAGCAATGCCGCCAGATGCTCCTCGCGCTGTCGCAGAGCCAGTCGTGAAAGGCGAACCCGTCGACACAGCACAGGCCCTGTCGGGACCACAACCGTTTAACGCTCCAATCCAGATCTGGGCCTGTACTGTTCCCGATCACCGTCATCTGGCGAAAACGGATGCGGTAAAATGCCTCGAGGGCAGTGCCGCACTAGCAGAAGACCGGCGCGCGACCGTCTCCGCAAGGGCGACGATGGCCAATAATGAAAAAGACAAGGCACCCCGGGCTTCTCTGAGGAAAGCTCTGCGTGATGTCGGTCAGATCGCTCGCGTAATGGCTGCGCTCGACTGGTTGAGGGACGCTCTGGAACGCGAAGCGGCCGTCGAGAACGATCCGTCCCCGCAGCCGGCGCGACTGCAGGCGATGATCACTGAACTTTGTGATTTCCTTAGCCGCTTGGCAAACGAGGAAATAGATGAAACCCCGGGCGATGCGAAAACCGACGGCTCGCCACGTGGATCGGCAATGCCTGAGATGCCCGGTATGGCCGCTGCATCCGATCTTGAACGCGTCGCTGCTTTTCGCCCGAAAGACCGCCCCAATATGCCGCAGTTTGCCGGCGGCGTCATTGCGAAGTCCAAGCATTCGCGGGGCGACCAGGCACTGCTGGATACGGCCAATTTTGCGTGCGACCAATGTCTGAAATTCGGAGGGCTTTCGGTCGATGAGCAGGCTAACATGAAGCAGGCACGCGATTATCTGCAGGAAGCTGGCGCCGTGCCTGCCCCGCTCTGGACTGCCGGAAGAACGGAAGATGACGACCCTCCGCCAGCTTGGCAAGAATGCCCTGCGGGTGACAGCCCTGAGGTCGACATGGTGAAAGTGCTCGGCGTCGTCACCAAGGCGCTGTGCAAACGTGAGCGTGCCCACCAGAACCTGATGGATCTGGCTCATGAATGCCTTCAGGCGCTGACCGACGGGTCCGTTTGTGAAAAGGCCACGAAGCTGGGGGCGCGCCATTCAAAGGAGACGATGGAGCTTTTAAAAGCATCGCATCGTCATCTGGTTGCGGCCGGGGCCAGGTGTGACGCGACAGGCATCGACGAGCCGCGCGCGCCGGCCCAGCTCGCGTCCGAGACGGACACGCGCGCCGCGGACTCGGCGAACACGTTTTCCGATGGACCCGTGGAAAAAGCGGCGCTGGCGAAGGTTCTGGGGGAGGTTGTTCCGATGATCGAGCGGCTGACAAAGCGAGTCGACGAGCTTGCACGGACACCGCTGCCCCCCTTGACCATGGCCAAGGGAATGGTTTCGATATCGAAGCAGCAGGACCGCGAAAGAAATGTTGGCAGCGGCGACCCGGAGCTGTCGCCGGAAGCGATCGCCGCCGCGCTCGCCAAGATGAGCAAGGAGGAACAAACGCTGACACTAATAAAGGCCAGCTACGCGACTCCTATTCGGATCGCCGGCTCAGCTGCAGATCAACGTTGAAATCTGCGGTCGGACAACTGCCGGGAGCAATTCGCTCGAGGCGTTGACTGTCACCCAAACAGCACCATCGGCCTAACGGCCGTCGCCGAGCCCGGCGTCTTGCCGGGCTTTTTGTTGCCCCCCTTCTCTGGGAGGAGTTGGATGAACTCAATCACTCAAGAATCGCTGGAGCTCATGAAAGGGGCTCTGGCGCAGCCGGATTTTCGATTGGCCAAATCGATTTCGACTGCGACTGGCTTATTGGCCTTTGACCTTCAGGCGCCAGCGAAGAACCTCTATCCATTTGTCACTCCACTCAGGAACATCGTTCCACGCGTCGGCGGCGGCGTCGGCTCCGCAACAAATTGGCGGCAAGTGAACGCGATCATCGGCTCCGGTTTCGATTCGATGGGGTGGGTGCCGGAAGGCCAACGCTCGGGCCAGATGTCATATTCGACGTCTAACAAAACCTCAGCCTTTGTCACGATCGGAGAGGAAGACGCGGCGACCTTCGAAGCGATCTCCGCCGGCCGGACCTTCGAAGACATTCAGGCGCAAATGGCTTTCCGCCTCCTGCAAAAGATGATGCTGAAGGAGGAGATGGCGATCCTCGCCGGCAACGCCTCATTGACGCTCGGTACGCCTTCTAGTCCGACTTTATCGGCATCAGGCGCCGGTGCAACGCTGCCGGCCGCTACTTATTTCGTAAAAGTCGTAGCGCTGACCCTCGAAGGCTACCAGAACACCAGCTTGTCGGGCGGCGTCGCGACCTCGAAGACCGTGATCGGAGCCGACGGCAAGACTTTCACGTTGTCTGGCGGCTCCTCGAATATTAGTGCCGAGGCAAGTCAGGCGGTGACATTGGGTCAGACGCTGTTCTGCTCAGTCAACCCGGTCCAGGGCGCGACCGCGTATGCTTGGTATGTCTCGACCACGACCGGCAGCGAGACCTTGCAGGCCATCACGACAATCAACAGTCTGGCCATATCTGCGCCACTCAGCGCTGGCACCCAGTCGCAAAGCGCTATTACTGGCGACAACTCTGCCAACCCGAGTTACGCCTATGACGGCCTGTTGACCACGGCGCTGAAACCGGGGTCGAATGCCTACGTCAATGTCATGCCGACCGGGACGGCAGGGACCGGCACGCCCCTGACCGCATCGGGCCGCGGCTCGGTCGTCGAGATCGACACTATGTTCCAGAAGATGTGGGACAATTTTCAAGTGTCGCCGACGGTTCTCTATGTCAACTCGCAGGAATTGAAGAACATAACGGCAAAGGTGCTGTCGAACGCCTCGGGTCCATTGCTGCGCTACGATAGTCCCGCTGACGGCAGCGATGGTGAGTATCAACTGACCGCGTCAGGAGTCGTTCAGCTCTATTACAATCCCTTCGCCTTGAATGGGGGCCTTCGCATCCCGATCCGAATTCACCCGAAGGTGCCGCCCGGGACGGTCATCGGTTGGGCGGAGAACCTGCCGATTCAGTACCAGTCGAACGAGGTACCGAACGTCGCCGAGATCAAAACCCGGCAAGAATACTACCAAATCGATTGGCCGATCGTGACTCGCCAGCGCCAGGTCGGTGTTTATGCCGAAGAAGTCCTGGCCGTCTATGCTCCCTTTGCGATGGGCGTTATCTGTAACATCGCAAACGGGTGACGCTAATGCTCGAGATCGCGGCGCTTTCTTTGACGGCGTCTGTTGTGCCACCCCCCGGGTCAACCCCGGGGGTCTCACTTGGCGGGGACCGGTTGGCCTCGAGTCGAGCGAAATCGTCGCCGAGCAATCGTTCCAAAAAGGGCTGACTCGGTGGCTTTCGGGGATCTGACGACGCTCGCCGACGTCAAGGGGTGGCTGCAGACCGGGCAGGCCGCCTTTCCGGCAACCGATGACGCGCTGCTTACCCGCCTTGTGGCGGCGGCTAGTCAGTATATTCAAACTTGGCTCGGTCGCCAGATCGCGTCGGCCGATTACCTCGAAATCCGCGATGGAACCGGAGGCCACAGGCTGCAATTCGCGTGCTTTCCGGTTACCGCCATGCTGTCTTTGACGATCGACGGCCAGGTTGTTCCTGTTGCGGCCGCCTCGTTCAACGCAGCGGGCTACCGATTCAGTCCCACACAACTTTCGGTTCGCGGCTACAGGTTCAACCGCGCGGCTCAGAACGTCGTCATCGCGTATACCGCCGGGTATTCGACGACGCCGCCCGAAGTCGCACAGGCGTGCATCGAGCTCGTATCGCTGCGCTACCGGGAGCGCACTCGCATCGGCGAAATTTCAAGATCTTTGGGCGGTGCCGAGACCGTTGCGTATGCGCAAAAGGATATGAGCGATGCGATCAAAACACTGCTGCAACAATATCGTGTGGTTGCGCCGATCACCGCGATCCAACAAGCCCCGGCGGTGAGCAGCGCTGATGCCACGATAATTTCCGGCGTCCTGTGATTACTGCCCGTCTCGTCGGCGACGACGCAGTGATCGCTTGGCTGCGTGCCACTCCAGAT